CGGATCGGCATTCGGATCACACCCAAATTTCTTTTTCATTTCTTCTAAAAACGGAAATCCAGACCGTATATTTACTAATTCCCCGTCAGAAATAATAGAATTACCCCTAAGATCAATTCTATTATATAATGGATATTTATACCACACATCTAGAGCACCCTGCTGGAACTCATTAAAAAGATTTTTATAATTTGTTCTGCCTTTATGCGTCTCGGTCGCAATGGTATTATTGTCCGCTCTTGAAATATACCCAAATTTATTTAAAATTAACAATTTTGTAAGGTCTTCCCTCTGTTCAGCGCCAAAAGGAATTTTTTCTTTCGCGGGTTCGTGAAGATTTGATAAATTAACATACACATCGTCATCTTCAGATTCCACAAAAACTTGTACTGGCTTTTTAACCATGCCGGCTTGGCCGAGCTTATGAACTAAGCTTTTAATAAATTTAGGATCTACCATTTACTATTCGCCCTCCGACAAACCACTAATTCCTGAAGGTGGTGGAGTTTCGGCTCCCTTTTTGGGAGTAAACAACTCAATGCTTTGGCCGGCAGATTGACCTCCTAGGTGCTCCACTGTCGTCTTTGGGCCTTCGCCCGGTTTCCAAGATTTTCCAATAACAACATTAGTGCCTTCGTAAACAGGGGCTACAATAGACATAGGCCCAGACACAGGCTTTCCAGTATTACCATCGAAAACTTGCGCTTCAAAGGGAGCAACACACACGCATTTTCTGAGGTCTAAAACTGTGGGCTCAACGCAAGTCGGCGGATTCTTACAATTACCAGTGCCTTTTTTCGGAGGTTTCTTTTTTTTCTTGGGCGGTGTCGCCTTCTTCTTTGGTGGCTTTAAAGGCGGTGTCGCCTTCTTCTTGGGTGGTTCTTTCTCCTTTTTTTCCGGTGGTTCTGGGCAAGGATCTAATTCCTTTACCTTTATTTTGTAGGTCTTTGAAATGTTTGGAATGCCGATAAGATCATCTACGATATAGTCTGTTATATTGTGTGCAACATACCATGGAATCGGATCCGGCAGTTTTTCAGGGCATTTTTTACCGCCCATCTTATTGCCGGCAAACATGTTCCAACCATGAATCCGCGTAGTATATTGGCCGGGCGCAACAGTATCAGTAACCTTGTCAATTCTATAATAGCCAGTGATACCGGGGTCTTCCTCCTTTGTAATGCCCAAAGGATTGGTTGGTATTACAAAAAAGCCGCCCAAAGCGCTCTGACTACTTACAAATAAATTATTTCCAACCAAACTAGCATCACCCTGATATGCAGCTTTTAGAAACGGCAACGTCTGATCATTGTTTTTTTCCATCATCAGTGCCGTGCGCAGCAATGGCAAATCGCTAGCTGAAAATTTAATTTGTTTTAATAGACCGCGATCTTCGCCAATATGTAAATAATACATTCCAGATTTTTCGTCTTCGTTTCTGTCAAACGTTCTTCCTTCTAGTTTGCGAAGGCCGGGGGGCTGGCCGGCCTCAGTATGACGAACATCAACAGAAGCATGCTGATGATAAAAAACCAAAGGATTCTTAACTTTGCTTCCTTTTTCGGGCTTTTTAATAATTCTTGCTAAAGATTTTAATAAATGGCCATGGCCGGATTCTAGCGATTTGGCGTATAAATCTTTTAAAAGATTTTTTCTATAGCCGCCAGTACTCCAATCTGTAGGTACTGATAAGTCTTCGCGCGTAATTGCGCCAAAATTTGTGCCACCATATTCGCCGGTTGAATAACCACTTAAAATTTCCGGTACCAATTCTTCCGTAATGGCTTTCATAAAATCGCCAAAAGTCCACGTTGTTCTTTGGCTCAAAATAACACTTTTATATAACCATCTTTGAAAAACACCAACTTCAACCAGAATATCACCAATATTAACCCACAGTACTTTACCAGATGCCCTATAGGTAACATTACCCAAACAAGTTACAGGCATTCTCTTTCGCTGTTCCTCATCTGCTGACATATATGCAAAAGCAATAAGTGCGCGCAAGGGAAAGAACAAAAAGTTTCCAAACATTTGATTGCTTTTTGGCTTAACATTTCTACTATTTGTTAGGGCAGCCAGTAAGTTGTTAATAATTTTTTCTTTTTCTTTATCTGGTTTCGAAATCAGCTTGTCTGTTAGTGCTATCTCATCTTTAACTAAATCAGATGGTTTGGTTTTTGGCTCTGCACGTTGTTGATTTAATATATCACTTGATCTATAAACAGATTTTAACTCTTGAAACCCGGTACCGTTTACTTCTAAAATACGCGCATTTAAATGGTGTTCTTCAGAATCGCCACTTTTTTTATTCCTCGCTTGAAATCTAACTTCAAAAAGTTGACGTTGTTTAACTAGGCCCTGTAAAATCCACTTTGCGGCATCACTAGCAACATATCTTCTTAGTTTAGATATTTCTTTACTAAGTTTTTCAAGCTTCTTCTTATCACAGTCAACGACCTCTTTGTCAGGTGGGCACTTAGCAGCAAGAGCATCTTTCTCTTTTTGCTTTTCTTTAAGTTTTTTATGTACAACTTTTGTATATTCATCTAAATCAGAATGAACTAGGTGCCCTATCATTTCCTCGCTTAATACTGCCAAAACATTGTTTTTTTGTGTTTTATTTGCTTCTGCTTTTTCATGCAACCTAGATTCAGGAATTCCTTGATAACTAATTTTTAATTTAATTTCTCCAGTTTGCTCAAAACTAAAATCATGTTTCATCCACCTTACTGAAAAAACTTTTCGCTCTTCCGATCTTAGAATAACTTTAATGTCTTCTGGGAGTATACTGTTATGTTGATTAAAAGCCCAGCCATATTCAATAAAAAGTCTTTCTTTGTCCGAATCAAGCGTTGGATCAATGAGCTTTACATAGTCGCCACGCGAGCCTTTTGTAAAAATAGGCATGCTTCGAAAAACCAACTCAAGATCTAAAAAAAATGAATTAGTCGCCCCAAAAGCGGGATATTGTCTTGTCAACTGCAGTGTTTTAATGCCAGCACCTTCGCCGCGCGCTAATTTAGTGCCTAAAAATTCATTTATATCAGCAAAAGTTTTGAAAACAACATCTCTCGTTTTCCATGAACCAAACGGCGTTTTGTTCTTGATATATATTCTTATATATGGTGTCATCGACGCGATTTGTGCAGGCGTGGCATTTTTCCAAAAACTTATATATCGCTTTTTCCAAATATCACCAGCTACATCACTTAAGCGATCCCATGCAGAAGGGTTGTTTGATAATTTGGGTAAAACTTCTGTTTCTAGATAATTCTTATGTGACGGATGTAAAGAAAATAATTTATTTTTTGTTTCAGAAATAAAGTCTCTACCATAAATCATGCTTCGAATAGCAGCATGACCCGGTGAATATATTTGGCCCAACAGCATATCTGTTAGCCAACCCTGTGGACTTAAGCGGTATGGAAGAAATGTATTTGGCATCTAATAAATTCCGATGGCGTCTAGAACTTCATTAAGGGGCTGCGGTATTTTAATTAAATCACCCATTTTAATGTGTTGCTCAGTTGGTTTTTGATTAAACCAAGCAATAACCCACCAATATTTTGAATCTCCATAATATAAATAAGCCAACTTATAATATCTATCACCAAGAGACCATATATGATTGTTATAGTCAAACTCCATAACTTGCTCAAAAGACGGATAATCAAGATCTTGTGTTTCTAAGTGCTGAAATGTTTTAAGTTCTTTAAACCTAGTAGCATATTCTTTTCTATAATCGTCATCTCTATTAAAAATAACTCTCAAATCTTTATATCTAGAAATGGCCATGGGTGTTCTCCTAAATAATTATAGTGGCTTTTCGCCTGTTATTTCGGCTACTGCCGCGGCAGTGCCTAGCCCCGCCTTTGATCCTAAAAATCCGCCGGGTTGTCCACCGAATCTCTCTTTCGTTCTATATGGATACTGCTGTGAACCAAAAAATTTATTTTCAGCGCTGCCGTCAAAACCAACAGTACTTTCATGAAGAACGGTCATTGTAAAATTAAAACCAATTGCCCTAGGTAAAACAATGCCGCCTGTGTAATTTGAATCCAAGAACACTCCACGCTCGGCAATACCAAAATCTGTACTAAATGATTTTATAAACCCCAGTAAACCCAAAGCAGGATTAGTGTGGTTTACTACCATATTAGCAAACTTTACTCTAATAAGGGGCGAATTATTTAAAATCATGGCACCGGTGCTTTCCTTAAGATAGCTAGGATAAAGATTTTTAATTAAAGTATTTATTTTCTTCATATTTTCATTGGCATCTTCTCGGTTATAGCAGGGAATCATAAGGCCAAAACTAATAGAGCGTGTCGTATTTTTATAAATTGCAATTGGATCTGGTCGGCCAAACACTTCTTCTGATCCCCAGTTCATATTAAAATCATCTTTAAATGAAGTTATATATGCTGGAAATGCTAAACGATTAGTATCAACAAAACGTCCAAAAATATTCGTTCTAGTTGTGGTTGGAAAAGAGAAGAATATATTAGTAAAATCAAGCTGATTCCTAACTTCTGCTTCTCCCGGCTGACATGTATCTATTGAATTGTCTTTTGTAAAAGCAGGACCAAACATTTCAGTCGCTACACTTCCTAATCCACCACCTATAAGATCACTCCATCCCATTTCTATTTCCTCTCTTTAGTTCACTGTTTAAAGGGGCTTTTCCAACTCAGCCTGCATCTGACCCACTCTTTTCATCATCATTCCTTGGAATGTATCAAACCCTGTAAATATATTTGTAAGCTGCGGGCCGATGCTGGCCTTGACTTGAGCAGTCACCGCTGCCCCGATTCGCTCAGCCAACATTCCAACAATCTTGGCCGCGACATTTAAGCCTACGGTAAGAAGATTTTGTTCTAATTTCCTTGCCTCAATAGAAAGCCTAGCTAAATTAACGCCGAGTTTATCTGCCACTGTAACTACTGCCGGGAAATCTACCTTGCTCAAAGCCGCATAAAATTGCCGAGTCGTAGTAGCCAAGCGAGCAGCTTCTGTCTCGCTCCTCGCCCCCATTGCTGCAGGCTGTGCGCCAGCAGCCATTTTTAGTTCTGCTGGCAATGCCATCCCGGGCTTATAAGAAGCCATGGCGCGGACAGTTCTGACCGATGTTCCAAAACCTAGAGATAATTGTTTCATCATCAATCTCTGCTGTTGAGCGCTCATTCCCTTAAGTCGCGGCATTACATCCTGTACAGTTTTTGCCATATATTCCATTCGTTCTGGCCAGTCCATCATTGATGCCTTTACCGCATCAAAACCGCCGCCCAAAGCACTCATTGTAGCATTCAGTTTGGCGCCCATATGTTGAGCGGAATCCATGGTGTCAAATTGGTCCATCATTCCCGTTAGCTGACCAACATCTACGCCCATTCTTCTTGCTCTAGTAGAAAAAAGCATAGTTTGTCGGGTCATTTCGCCAGAGCCAAGAATACCAAGGAATTTTGGAACAGTTTTATTAAACGTGTCAAACGCCTGTGAAAAACTCATTCCCGTATCCGCAGCAAATTTAAGCAAAGTTCGACCGGTTTTGGTTGATTCGTCTCTCGTTTTACCTAAACTGCCCTGCAAAAGGTTTTGCATACTGACCTGTTTTTCGATTCCAATACCCAGCTTATCCCACATTAAAGATTGTCGCGTCATGGCCATTAATGATTTATCAAACCCGGGCGTCAAGCGAGTAGAAAGATTTTCAGAAAGATATTTAGTCTTTTGTGTAACGTCGTCAATGTCAAACCCAAACGAATACATATCCGTGGCTAATTTTGCAACCCTCTTAGATAGGTTGTTGGCGCCATAGTCAGAATCGCGCAGCGCGGCCGTGCTTTTAAACAAAGTTGCTGTTAACTGATCTAGCTGCGTTCTATAACTTTTTGTCGTGTCGATTAGTTCTTGTGTTGTCGACTTGCCGCTGGCATCGGCCGCGGCGGGCGTTGCAGAACGTGCACGCAGAGATGACTTCATCTGCGCCTTCTTAGCTGGTGACAATGATGCATCGCTATCAAGCGCTCTATTTGCCGCGGCAATGTCGGCAGTTGAAGCTCCCGGGGCGGTTGCTCTTAAAAACGCCTTAAATGTTGCGCTCTCTGTAAATTCTGCCATACTATAATTAGATTACATAGCAAAAACTTATTTACTCATTTCGTCCATTGCTTTATTTCTTTCTTCGAAGTGTTTATGCAGCCTTTCGAAATACCAATTTCTTAATTTAATTGGTAAAGAATATATTTCCTGAAACTGCCAATTGCCGTGCAGCTTCATATCAAATATAATACGATATATATCAGTTATATAATCAGATGTCAGGCCAAAAAAAGTCGCCCGTAATAGGCACACCTCCTTTGTTCTCCTGTTCGCAGTGTTCACACTGAAAGCTATAAACAAAATCTAGGTCTGGAACTAATTGGCCGTATCTTTTCTTCAAATAAGCGGAACTGGCAATCGGCATATTCTTAATAAAATTATTGATATTTTGAAAACTGTCGTTTCCGTTAACAGACACAATCATTTGGCGATAACGGTCGGTTACGGGCTCCTCTGGCAAACTATGTTTTGATTTTTGTTCTGCGCGGTCGACTATTTCTTTTTCGTCCTTGCTCGTTAAAAGCTTTAACTCAACGCCCACATTTAATTTTGGCATAGTCAATATAAACGTGCCTTTATCTGTGAATGTAACATCATCATAGTTTGTTATTTTTGGCTCAATCTCGTCCAAGTTAATTGCTAATTCTGTATCTGCAAAACAATTTCCACAATCCACCTTTACTTTGTATTCTTCACCATACGCATTCTTTCTTGCATTTACGACAATAGCATTTTTATCACCCAACAAAAGCGATTCAACGCGGATGCTTCTATCCACCAACAAACTTTCAATAAGCTTGTCAAACACAGTGCCTGCTCTATTATATGCTTCAGAAGACAAAATATCTTCTTGCTTGGTAGTCATATAATAAATTTCTACTTCAGCTTTATTGTAGAGTGGATGAGTTTCTGGATAAAATTTACCACCTGATGGTAAAACAACTAAATCCGTTGGCGGTGTATACGCAAATTGATTTGTGGGTTGTACTGCATTAAAATCATCTTTCATATTTTCCTCTTACTTTGGTCCAAAATATTTTAGCTCAGCCCAGTCATATGAAAGTGAGATACGTATATCAGTCATACCATCTGCGGCATAGGATAATTCACCAAATTTGACTTCCTTTATAAACGCCTGCTTAAGCTCCCATTCTTCGTATGTTTCACCTTCTGGGTTGATTGATCTTATTATAATGGTTCCCAGAGCATTTATTAAGGCGGATTTACTTAAATCTCTATATTGCCCGGGCACAATTTGATCCGGCGGGGCCCAAGCAGCTTTAAGTTTCTGCATAAAGAGGCCGCCAACTGAATTTGCAACATTTGATGAAAATATTTCTTTAACTGTAAAAGAAACATCTTCCCACTTAACATTTGTTGGGTGCTTAAAGTGATAATCAAGCAATCTATATTCTTTAGTTTCAACTCTATAGCCCGGTCTAGTTACACTCTCTATAAAAGCCGCGTGTAAACCATTGATAACCAAGTACCATCGATATTTTTGTTGTACTTGTGTTTGAACTTCATGAAGATTTTTTGAAAGGCCGGCGCCGGGTTTAGTTTCAAAACCCAACCTCGACGCGGCGCGCTTTGTAATATCAAGAACACTCATTATATAATAATTAGTTATTCAACCAATTATTATTGACCGGTCAATTCAAGTTCGGCCCAGTCGTATGTAAGACCTACCTTAATTTGCATAAGCTCTTCGCTGTCGTAGCTGGCATCGTCATAATCAATTGATTTAACCCATGCATTGTGCAGCGTCCATCTTTCAACTTCTATACCATCAGAATCGACTGTTTTAATGACAATATTGCCTAGATTGTCATTAATAAAATTCTTTTTTGAAAGGCTTTTCTTATATCCTTCGTTATCAATAGTCCACTGTGACGGCAATACATAACCGGCTTTTTCAATTATTCTTAACATTTCAAATGCAATATCTGGATCAATCGGATCTACCAAAGTAATTTCAATATCAGTCCAAGTAACTCTGCCCGGGAACTTGAACTGGTGAGCCAAAAAGTGATGCTTCGCCCCCTCTGATACAGTTAGCTTGGGGCGCCCCGCAGTTTTTACTAGCCACGCTGGAACTTCACCCATCGAAAGTATAAATTTATATTTTCTTTTGGGTTCGATATTTGCAGATTGCCACTGCGGCAATGGACCGGGTTTTTTAGGCATTATTTTCTCCTCACTCTCCTGTTAATCCTCAAACGCTGCGCCAGTATTTGTGATAATAAAGTCAACAGCAATAAATTCAATTGCCCGGGCGGGCTTAAGAAATACCTTAGCGTATAAAATATTCTGATCAATTAGATCAGGTGTAGTCGTAGTTTCGTCTAAGACCAACTTGTAGTCAGTCAGGCCAAAGCGCGCTTTAACATCAGCTAAGAATGGATTGGCTCTATTAATGAACCTATCCCAAGTTTCGCGCACATTTGGCTCAAACAGAATGTCTGATGCGATTGCGGATACGCCCTTTTTTACAAAAAGCAGCAATCTTCGAACATTAATTCTATCAAGAGCACTGCGAGTTATTTGTAACGTCTTTTGACCAAAGATTACAATACCTTCATTCGGGAAGGACGCAATTGGGTTAATGTTGGCGTCATAGAGCTTGTCACGGTCCTTTGATGTAAGCTTATCTGTTACGTTAATAACAGGCAGGCCTGCAACACCAGAGGTCAGGCCGCCGCGATTAAACCCAGCAGGGGCAAACCATGGTGCTTTAACTCTATCAGTATATGACATCGCGCCAATTGCAGCAACAGACGGTGGCACAAAAACAAGATTGCCATAAAGCGTATCTCTGATTTGTACCCACGGATAATAAACACAACCATAACTTGAATTAATGGCGCGATCCTTAAGATTATTAACAACTGTAGTTACAGAACCATAGGTTCTACCATCGTTGCCTTCGTGAGACGGCTGGAAGTCACCCTTAAGATCAATGACCGCAAGAGCGTCTGCTCTATCTTCTACTGTCTGTAAAAGGTGATATGTCAGGCCTTCGTGGGTTACACCCGGTACTGCAGCAAGATTATATTCAACAACTTCAGGGTCTTTGATAATATCAATTGCCTCTTTAATCGTATTAAATGTATAATGTGATTTTTCAGTTTTGTCCGCTAACAACGTATTCCTAAAGGGCTCTTTCTCTGTGATATCAAGCCCGTCAGTTCCGCCATAAAACAGCGCAGTGAATGAATCACAGCCCAAATCCAAAATATCTTTGTACGAACTACCAGTACTAAAGTTATTGGTAGCGGCGTAGACGTGCTTGTTGGTGATGCCGGCGTTGTTGACTCTGCTGCCAGAAACATATGTAAAATCATGCACCACGCCAACAGATCCTGTGCGGGCACGAACTTCATCCAAACTAAATGTCCACATATAATTTAAATATGACGCATTGTTCGGCCCGGGAGTATCATACATGGTACCATCTGACAATGGCTTGATGAGATCTTTGATCCCGGGATTAAATACTGGATTGGTTTTAGCTCTACCAGTCCAAGCACCAAAGAAAGCATCTGCCGGATTAGCAAGATTATCTTGTGATGCCGACATTCTTAAAGCAACCGATGGGAAAACAAAGTAAAATCTAGCGCGCTGGCTGACATCAAGGGCCTCTTCATTGATGATCTGACCGGTCAGACCACAGGCACCCGAAATAAACTGCAGGCCTGCATTTTGTGTAATATCCGTGCCGGCGCCGGCTTTGTTGCCGCCGCGGACCATTGCATAGGTGTTTGCAACACTAGAGTGGTGCACATCTCCGGTTCCCGCTTCGGGGCCTGCGCCTTTTTGGAGATATCTCCAATTCTTATATTTAACGGGGCCATACATACCAAAGGGTAGAAATTCTTCATTGGTTGTGCCAGCATCAACGTCTGTATTCATCTCAATGCGGATATACTTCGAACGATTTCTGTACATCCCTTTTTCTACAAGGCGCCTATCGTTATTATCAAACGTTACATATCTATCGCCAATTTGTCTAGCAATATAATCTAAAGAATTCGGATCTAAATTACAATTACTATATCTTTCTAAAACGACCGGTGAACGATCAGTGTCATCAATTCTTCTTACAAGAACGTCGAATTTTCCATATTTGTAAAACTCATTTGTGCTGTAATCAAGGTTTGTAATTGAAACTTTAACATTGTCTTGTACCCAAGCTCCCAAATCTAAACCGTGGAACTTAAACAACTTCTGCATTTTATTGGCGTGGTAGCTACCAGAATTGGCGCCGCCGCCCATATCTTGTGAATAGAACCAACCAGTTGCAGAATTAGTGCTGTCGCCAGAAGCATTTGTTTTTCCCTGTCTAAAGGGCAGCAAGTGACTACTGTGATTACTAGTGCTGTTTGCGGTGTTGTATGGCGCGATGCCCAAAATAACACCAAAATATTTTGGCGATTCAGTAAACCCGGCGTTGATCATAACGTGGTTGGCGCCGGCGCCTACGTCAGTATAGGAACTAGCAGTAAGCTGATAATTAAGGCCGCTGCCAGAATTTTCCATCATAGACAACTCATACTCATATGATTCGCCCAACCAGTATGGAATGCGCGAATTGGTTGAAGTAATAGATTCGTTAGTCAAAGTTGGGTTCGTGTTAAAAACTCTTCTAAGGTGATTTTTATTGCCGGGCGTTAAATTAAAAGTAATTTTTCTACCATAATTTGAACCTGAAACAACAGCATGAAAATTGCCGGCTGCGTCAGAAGCAATAAATTGTGCCTTGGCGCCTGCAATGTTCGGCTGTGTTGACACGCCGCCAGTTATGGCGCCGCCATTCGTTTGTCTTCCGACCAAGCCCATGCTGCCTTGATCAAAGTACCAAACAGCAGCCAAGGTGCCAGTCGTATGAACTTTCGCGCTGACGATGCCATCACTACCAGACATTCTGCCCGGGAAGACCCACAAGCCATACGCGCCGCCGTAGTCAACATTATCTTTCGCTACGGGCGTCCCGGTGGATGACATTCCTAGTTTTTTAGTTGTGTTCCAACCAGCTTCGCCACCAGAAGATTTTGAGGAATGCTCTTTGCCCAATAAACGCACGACGTTGCACGTCGAAGAATTCTTTAGCCAAGCTTGCGCTGCATATGACGCATAAAGTGGAGTTTGTGTGTTTCCTTCTCTCCAAACATCAACACCTTTGCCGCCCGGGAGGGGTTCACCGAACATCTCAACATAATCAGCAAATGAATCAACCCGTACAGGCCTCATTGCGGGGCCGCGCTGAGTGCGGCCAATAATCATTGGGCCAACTTCTCTTGGTTCTCTTGGAAGTTGTGAGTTGTCTATTTCATTTAAAAATATGCCCGGGGAAACGAATTTAAACTTCTTTGCAGCCATGCTGTATAATCTCCTGCTATATCACTAACAGTAAATAGTTATTCAAAAGCCAAAAAACCTTAAGGCTTAAAAGGGTTGGTGTCTTTATGTCTTGGAATATACGGCTCTTGTTCTTTTCCATCTTTGACGCTGTAATCGTTTATATCACCAAGCATAACATGTTCGCGAGGGAAGCGAACCTGCACCTTGTTTTCTCTTATTGTAACTCTTGGCCCGTCTTGGTTTTGGCCGGCGCCAACAATTTGACCTATAACTTTTAATTTAATTGTTGTCTCATATTTTTTTTCGTCTTCTGCTAAATTTGCCAAATTATTTTCAGAATCATATCCGTCTTGTATAAACGCTTCATATGAATGCCCGTCGCGATGGAGCATAAATTGATTAATGCCGCCGGCATACACCATGAATGGTTGCATTAATTCGTTCATTTGTTGCTGATAATCAGTTCGTAAATTTATGTTATATGTAATATCATAATAAGTTGGCATTGGTATAGACATAATTTTATATACAACTTTTTTATTTTCTATTTTTCTTCCAAACTGATCGCGGTTGGGAAAATTAACTTGTTTTACCTCGCCCCTTAATCTGTCGGTTGCAGCAAAATTTCTTGTTCTATCTTGCTGAATTCTTTGCGCAATATAAAATGCGCCGCCTTTATAATCTTCAGAATATTCTTTTTTTGGAAACAAATGCCCGGGTATTGGCCTATTCGAAACTTTTGTTTTTTCAACGGAGGCCCTTTCTATAGTAATTAAAGGAAAGATCAGCGCTTCTGAGTCGTCGCTTCTAATTTCTTTGTTATTTTTCATTTGGAAAGCTCTTTCCGCCGTTAACCAAACAACAGGAACTTTCCGAAAACCATCATTTCTGTGTGCAAAAATATCTAACACTTTATCAACCCACTCAAAAACTGAAGAGTCGATGGTTTCAAAATTCGATGGTTTTAATACTACTTTATTACTTGGCATTAAACTTTCCTTCTCTTGCTCTTATACATTTTGCCGTAATTTCAAATCTGGAATCTATTTGTCCAAATAGTTGTTTTGGCTCATCTAATTGTACAATTTCATAATGCATATCTCCGTACAAAACAAAATCACCAACTCTCACATATAAATCCTGATCTTCTGTTAAGCGCCTTTTGTGGAAATTAACAGTAATTTCTGCACGTCGGTCTACACCAAATTTTCCTGCCTCTGTCTTTATTCCACCCCACTCAACTAATGCATAAACTCTAATTGGTGCTAAAAAAGTTTTCTTAAGAGCTTCGCCGTAAACTTCGTGAAAATCTGAATGCTCTAAACTAACAGGGTAATATAAAACTTGTTGCCCGATGACTCTTTCAATAACTTCGTCATTTATTTGCTTGACCAAGTTTTTTTCTTTTTCACCTAAAAATAAAGGCGGTGGGGGGGCATCTGGTTGTGACCACTTGTCTTTCGGATCTGCCATTCATTTACCCCACATATATTGGCACAGGAATTTTTTCTTGTATCTTAGTGGCGTTTTCAGCAATGCTTGCATCCCGCTCAGCAAGCTTAGCATACGTAAGCTCATCCAATATTGTCTTTAATTCATCTCGTAAAGCATCTTGTTCAGCCTTTGCTTGGCCAAGTAGATCAGATGCATTTAATGTAATATTGTCACCGGGGATTGGTACACCACCAAACTTACCTCTAATTTGTCCTAGCACTTCTTTACATAACGCCAAAGCAAATCTTCTAATCCACTGTTTGCCTATACTATTAATATTTTCATATGGAATATTTGCAAATGGCAAGGTATTCATATTATTAACACCGGCCGCACCATTGCGGCGATCTGATGCCTCATCCCACGGATCTTCTTTTACTGTGAACTTAAACCAGAACTTAAGTGGAAAGAACGGGCCCGGCGTTGGAAATATTCTTAACTTGTTGTTATGTATTTGATAAGAATAATGAGAGATCCTAGTATTGATTGAATCTTCATAATTTATGGCCTGCAATTTATTTTGCCACGTTGGAACAACTTGAAAAGTTGAATCATCTGCGTATTGACCATATGAAGACATATTACCAATTACATTAAGGCCGCCGTAATATGCAAAAAATCTCCACATGGCCCGGGCGGTTTTATAATATACCTCTCTAACTGTGATCTTCTTTTTACCAACTTCCCCATAATAAGGATATCCTGAATTCTCACTATCAATTGAAGCCGAATATACAACTGACTGTAGGTCATAATCTTGCCGGCCGTTAGTAGTAGTAAACGATGCTGAATAAACGTGCTGGTTGCCGTCTAACAGTGCTTCTTGGGCAATACCGTCCCCAGCCCTGCTTGTGTAGCTAAAAGTGAACTGTGGGTACTTTAACGCCACCCCCTCTGGGCCTGTGGATACTTCGCCGTCTTCATTAAAAGAAGCGGTCGTGGCGCCCAATAAATCACCCAATGAATTCTTTGCTTGGTGGATATTAACCAAGTATGAATATTCTAATACTGCTTCTTCATATGCGGCATATACATTGCCTTCTGTTATCTCAATATCTAGTACATCGCCGCCAAGCTTCTTATAAACATATGCAACTTGATCGCTCGCGCCATTAAGAAAATTTATACTATCAGCATAAACTCCATATGGCAGCGCCGCCTTTACGCTATCGTTGTCTCCAGTCGCAGGAAGCACTGACTTGCTTAAAGTGCTAGACGGTGTTAAAGTCGGTTTGGCCATTCACTAATTCCCCCAATACATAGTAATTAGTTGAATGGCTTTAAAAAGAGCTAGCTTACGTGGTTTTAGGCTTGGTTGTTTTTCTTGTC